TTTTCCACACGCAGGAGGTGGCTGATGGCGACTCTGCGTGCAGTTGGGGCGAACGAGACGCCCTCCAAGAAGATCACCTCGGTTCTTGAGGCGGCTGATGAGGGTTCCCGCCTGGATGAACTAATCCAGTTGCGTCGTGTGATCGCCCGAGCGTGCGACAACGCAAACACTTCGCCTCGTGATCTGGCTGCGTTGTCGCGTCGGCAGATTGAGATCTCGAAGGAGATCGAGGCGTTGAGGCGCCAGCAGGCTGAGGAGGAGTCTGATGCCGCAAACGTTGCTGACGAAGCCTTCGACGCAGAAGCCATCTAGGGATACCCGGAAGCTCAGCGAGGTTGCCCGTCACATCGTGATCCCGGTGGGGATTGTGACGACGGGGTGGCCTGCTGTTGAGGCTCGTATCCGTGAGTTCGGAGACGAGTTCGACGAGTGGCAGGTTGGCGCGTCGAGGGTCATCCTCGGTAAGCGTGCGAACGGCGACTATGCGGCCACGGTTGGCGGAGTGACGCTGAGCATTCCGCGTCAGGTCGCGAAGACGTACATGATCGGCCGGATCGTGTTCGCGCTGTGCACTCTGTTCCCGAATCTGACGGTCCTGTGGACTGCGCACCGCACCAGGACGACGTCGAAGACGTTCGGGTCGCTGCGTGGGTTCGGTGGTCGCAAGTCGGTGAAGCCGTTCGTGTCTGCGATCCGTTCGACGAACGGTGAGCAGGAGATCCACTTCCACAACGGGTCGGTGATCATGTTCGGCGCCCGTGAGGGTGGATTCGGACGTGGTTTCGAAGAAGTCGACGTCGAGGTGTTCGACGAGGCTCAGATCCTCACGGAGAAGGCGCTCGAGGACATGGTCGCCGCAACGAACCAGTCCCGGCATCCACATGGTGCGCTGCTGTTCTTCATGGGCACCCCGCCCCGACCTATCGATCCGAGCGAGGCGTTCTCCCAGCGACGCACGGAGGCGATCGCGGGTGAGTCCGAAGACCAGGTGTACATCGAATGCTCCGCTGATCCTGACGCGTCTCCTGATGACCGGGAGCAGTGGGCGATAGCGAACCCGTCGTACCCGCACCGCACCCCGTTGCGGTCGATGCTCCGTCTCCGCAAGAACCTTCCCTCGGATGAGTCGTGGCTACGTGAGGCGTTGGGTATTTGGGATGCCGCTGGCGCTCCTGAGGTTATCGACACGGAGTCGTGGGGGTTCGCCGCCGACCTGAGTTCCATGCCGATCGAGCGGTTGACGCTCGCGATCGATGTCGCCCCCGATAGGTCTGTTGCGTCTGTTGCTCTCGCTGGTCAACGTGCTGACGGGATCTGGCATGTGGAGCTCGACAACGAACGCAAGGGCACCGACTGGGTCGGACCCTGGATCGAAGCCGCCGCGAAGAAGAACCCGCTCCATGCCGTCGTCGTCGACGAAATGTCGGGCCTACTTGAGGAACGGCGCGGTCGTCACTACCTCGTCGGCACGGACGTGGAAGTCACCCGCGCTGCAGCCGAGGGCCGAGACATGGCAATCGCGTGCGCGAAGTTCTACGACGGCATAGTCGACGGCACCGTGAAGCACACTGACCAGCCACAACTGAACGTGTCTCTCTCGGTCGCGCGGAAGCGTCCGCTCTACGGCGGTTGGGCGTGGAACCGTAAAGCGGCCAACTCGGACATCACTCCCGTGGTGGCTGTGACTCTCGCCCTGTGGGGGGCGCAGAAGGACAACGTACAACGCCCGACCAGGCGCCATGAGACGAGGAGGGCGGTGATTCTGTGACCGATTCGCTGCTGATCCCGGATCTCTCCGACGAGGAGACCGTCACGCTCAACTCGCTCATCATGCAACTCGATGAGCACACGCCGCGGAACCTTCTGCGGTCGTCGTATTACGACGGCCGTCAGGCAGTGAAGAAGATCGGGACGGTCATCCCGCCGCAGTACGCGAAGCTCGGTCTCGCGCTCGGGTGGGCGGCGAAGGGTGTCGACGGTCTGGGTCGTCGGTGCGTGCTCGACAAGATGATCTGGGCTGACGGTGACCTCGGGTCTTTGGGCATGCAGCAGTTGGTGGACTCGAACTTCCTGATGGCGGAGGTGTCGCAGGCGCGCACCGATTCGCTTCTGCATGGTACGTCGTTTCTGATCACGACTCGCGGTGACGAATCTGAGGGTGAGCCGGCGGCGCTGGTGCACGCGAAGGATGCGTTGAACGCGACGGGTGAGTGGAACTCGCGGAAGCGTCGCCTCGACAACCTCCTCTCGGTGACGGCTCGCACCAAGGGCAAGATCACCGGGTTCGTGCTGTACCTCGACGGGGTCACGATCAACGCTGACTTCATCGACGACCAGTGGTACGTCGACCGGTCGGAGCACCCGTGGCATGTGCCGGTCGACCCACTTGTGTACCGGCCGCGCACGTCACGTCGCATGGGGCGGTCTCGGATCAGCCGCCCGGTGATGTCGCACCAGGACTCCGCTCTGCGGGCGCTCGTGCGACTCGAGGCGCACATGGACATCTATGCGATCCCGAAGCTGATCCTCCTCGGTGCGGACGAGTCGGTGTTCACGAACCCTGATGGTTCCATGAAGGCGTCGTGGCAGATCGCTCTCGGTCGGGCGTTCGGTATCCCCGACAGCCTCGACAAGGATCAGGCGAACCAGCGTGCCACTGCGCAGCAGTTCGAGGCGTCGTCCCCTGAGCCGCACCTCGCGCACCTGAACGCGCTCGCGAAGCTGATGGCGCGGGAGACGGACATGTCCGACGCGGACTTCGCGCTAACGGACATGGCGAACCCGACGTCGGCGGACTCCTACTCGGAGGCACGTGAGTCGCTCGTCGCGGAGGCTGAGGACGCCACCGATGGGTGGTCTGTTCCGATCCGCCGCGCGGTGACCCGTGCGCTGGCGATGCAAAACGGGCTCGAGCAGATTCCGGCCGAGTGGGCGTCGATCGACACGAAGTGGCGGAACCCTGTGCATCTGTCCCGTGCGGCTCAGGCTGACGCGGGGACGAAGCAGATCTCCGCGGTGCCGTGGCTTGCCGAGACCGAGGTGGGGCTCGAGCTCCTCGGCCTTGATGACCAGCAGATCAAGCGTGCTCTCGCCGACCGCCGCCGTGCGTCCGGGCGGGCTCTGGTCGCTGCTCTGCCACAGATCGCAACCGCTCAGGCGACTGCCGTAGCGCCGCAGGCTGATGCCGTCAGCGCTTGAATCCCAAGCGGCTTTGCGGATTCTGACGTTCAACGCGGACCAGTCCACACGTGCGCTCATCGCTGGGTTGACGGGGACACCACAGCAGATCCTCGCGCAACTGCTCGAGGCGGTGCCGTGGCTGATCTCGCTGTTCACGGATGGTTCCTCCGCTCTCGCCGCTGACTTGTTCGACGATCTCCGCGACCTGGCGGACACGAAGAAGTGGTTTCGCGCTGAACCGGTGGTTGTGGACCGGACGGAGAAGATCCGTAACGCGGTTGCATGGGCGGCGCAAGCACCTGCTGACGGCTCGAACGTGACCACGGCGACACGGCTCGCGGAGGTTGTACAGAACGAGGTCGCACGCCCTTACAGGGACACGATCACGTTGAACTCGCGACGTGATCCTGACTCTGTCGGGTGGGCGCGCGTTGCGGGTGACTCCTGCGGATTCTGCCGGATGCTGGCCGGCCGCGGTGCCGTGTACAAGCGGGATACGGCGATATTCGCCGCTCATGGGCATTGCGACTGCACCGCCCGCCCCGCGTTCCGCGACGACGACGGCCCTGAGGCTTCCGTCATCCAATACCTGGGATCGAAGCGGTCGAAGACGCCAGCACAGAAAGCGCGCGTTCGCGACTACGTCGCCACCTACTTCCCGGACTGATTCGGGCATGAACTTCCACGCTCATATGCGTGTGGCCGTACGCGACGGATTCGCGGTGCATGTGCGACGGCACTGAAACGGAAGGCACCGACCATGACTGACGACACCACTGAGGTTGCGACGGAGACCGACGCGACCGAGGCCGAGCAGCAGCAGGAACAGGGCAAGACGTTCACACAGGCCGAGGTCGATCAGTTGATCGCCCAGAGGGCCGACCGGATCGCGCGTTCGCGCTACCCGGATTACGACGATCTCAAAGCAAAGGCCGGCCAAACGGTCACCGCTGAGGAGCGTCTCGCGAACCTCGAGAAGGAACTGACGTCCACCCGGACTGAGGCTCTCCGCTCGCGTGTCGCGGCACGCTTCGGGATCTCGACCGAACCCGGCAAAGACGGCGATCCGTCCGACGCTGACCTGTTCCTCACGGGTGCCGATGAGGAAGCACTGACAGCGCAGGCGCAGCGCCTCGCCGCACGTCAGGCCGAATCCAAGAAGCCAGGCAACCTCGCCCCAAAAGAGGGCGAATCCAAAACCCATGGAACTGCAACCGAGCAGGAAGAGCGTAAGTACGCGAAGAACCTGTTCAGCGGTTCCGACTAACCCGTCCTAGGAGGACACCATGGCAACTCTCGCAACGAGTGGCCTGACCCTGCCCAAGCACCTCGCAAGCGGTGTGTGGCAGAAGGTTCAGACCGGTTCCGCAATCGCCAAGCTGTCGGGTCAGACCCCGATGCTGTTCGGCGACACCCAGTACATGACGCTGACGACCGCTCCCAAGGGTGAGGTCGTCGCGGAAGGTGCAAACAAGACGCAGTCGCAGCCGGCTTTCTCGACCGTGACCGTCAGCCCCCGCAAGGTGCAGGTAACCCAGCGGTTCAACGAGGAGGTCCAGTGGGCCGATGAGGACTACCAGCTTGGTGTCCTTTCGTCGATGGGCGACCTCGCTGCGGTCGCGCTGGCTCGCGCGCTCGACCTGATCGCGATCCACGGCATCAACCCCATCACCGGTGTGCTGCTGTCTGGTTCGCCGGTGAAGCTCGTCGACACGACGAACTCGGTGGAGATCACCGGTTCGTCGAAGCCGACCGACGACCTCGAGGCGGCGGTGGGACTCATCCTTGCGGACGGGTTCACCCCGAACGGTGTCGCGATCGACCCGGCGTGGGCGTTCACGCTCGCGACGGTCAAGGACGCCGATGGTCGGCGCCTGTACCCGGAGCTCGGGCTCGGCATCAACATCGACAACGTCTTCGGCCTGTCGGCCGCGGCGTCGTCGACTGTGTCGGCGCCTGAGGCGACGATCGGCGGCGGCGCGTACGCGTCGGTCAACCCGAACGTCAAGGCGATCGTCGGTGACTTCACCAACGGTCTCCGCTGGGGTGTGCAGCGCGACATCCCGCTCGAGGTCATCAAGTACGGCGACCCGGACGGTTCCGGCGACCTGAAGCGCGCGAACCAGATCGCGATCCGCGCGGAGGTCGTCTACGGCATCGGCATCTTCTCCACGGATGCCTTCGCCAAGGTCATCAACGCGGCCTGATCATGGCTCGCCTCCGCAACACGCAGAACAGCGTGGTCGTGAACGTCGACGACGATAAGGTCGCCCGCTTCGGTCCCGAGTGGGAGTTCGCTGATTCCGCCGCGACGACCGTGAAGAAGCCTGCCGCGAAGCCCGCGGCCAAGGCAACGAAGTAACCGAGAAGGGGGTGCGGGATGGCTCTTGAAACCAACATCAACCCGTGGCACATCGCCGTCGCGTTGGGTCAGCCTGCACCCCCCACCGGGTCCGTCACCGAGGAGCAGTGGCAGATGTGGATCGACGACAACCTGATGTTCATTCAGGATCGTGCGACCACACTCGGTGTCGCTGACGCCGACATGGTGCAAGCCAAGATCGACTTCGTCATCCGTGAGGTGGTCGTCGATCAGGTGAAGCGGCGTGACACGGACACGGATGCGCAGATCGTGGACGGGTACACGTTCCGCACGATCGCGGACTGGTGGCCTCTGCTCGGGCTCACCGGATCGAGTGGGGCTTTCTCGCTCGACATGGCGTCAGGGTCATCCAGTCACCTGCCCTGGTGCTCCGCCTACTTCGGTGCGGCGTACTGCTCATGCGGTGTCGACATCGCCGGGTACCCGATTTTCGAGGGCGGGGTGGATGCCCTGTGAGGGTCGTCAAGTTCCTCGAGGAGCAGTTTACGGAGGACTGGGCGGAGGACGACGAGCTTTCCGACATCTGGGTCGTCGCGACCGCTTCGGAGATCACCGCCTTCTCACGCGTGACCGCGATCATCTCGCAACAGGAAGTGGCCCCGTTCCCCGCGGCCCCGAACAGTCACCGCACCGTCACCGTCACGCTCGAGCTCGTCTCACCGCTGGCGGACGTCGACGCCGGGGCCGAGCAGATCGAAGACCTTCTCCCGACCGTCCTCGACTACCTCGACCCCCGGTACCCGCAGGGAACGGCAACTGCCTTCCTCTACGGCAAGCAGTTCGCGTATCGCATTTCCTTCCCCGTCTTCGCCCAGAAAGTGAGCTAGTCATGGCATCACCCGTGCTCGTCCCCATCATCCTCAACGACGTCGTCCTCACTGTGGCGACCGACAACTACGAGGCGCACGTCTCCCAGGTGGAGTTCGTTCCGTCGTCGTCTCAGGTGAACTGGAAGGGCCTCACGCCGGCTTCCGTGTTCACGTTCGGTACGACGGCGACGTGGGTTCTGAACCTCGCGTACGCGCAGGACTGGGCGACCACATCCAGCCTGTCGCAGTACCTGTTCGACAACGAGGGCACGTCGAAGGTGATCACGTTCAAGCCGAAGAAGCCCGCTACTGGCACGGCTCCGACGTGGACGGCGACGGTCATCATCACGCCTGGTGCGATCGGTGGCACTGTCGACTCGGTCGCTGTCGCGTCCGTGACGCTCGGCGTGCAGGGCAAGCCCGTCCGCACTGTCGCGTAACCATGGCGTTCCTCGACGTTGACGCATCACAATTCTCCGGGGCCGGTAAGCGGCTGCAGGGGATTGAGGCGGTTCTGTCGAAGCAGATCGAGGAATCGACGAAGACGATCGAACCGGAGTGGAAGCGTCTCCTTGCAAGGAGCGCTTCCACGAAGTTGGAAAAGCGGACCATCGGTTCTACGGGCACGGCGACGGTTATCGAGAACGGCATCCGCCTCGAAGCTGGCAAGTCGGGGAGCCTCGCGTTCCTTTCTGGGCCGGCTGAGTACGGCGCGACTCGGGAGAAGAAGTCCACCTACAAACGACGCTCGCGTAAGGGTGGCTCGCACGCGGTGACCCGTCACACGACGCGACAGTTCCGGACGTACAAGAAGACCGGTTACGTGTTCGCTCCCGCGGTGAAAGCGATCGTCCCGAAGCTCGCGAAGGCGTGGACCGAAGCGTTGGGCGTCAGTATCAATGACACGATCGAAGGCTAGCGGCTACAGAACTCGGCGGCCTCAGCAGCCGACTTCGCGTATTCCTCGATGCCCCCCTTGGGCATCTCCGGGGCCGCTCCTCGTTCGAACCCCATAGACGCCATGCACTCCTGGTAGGAGTCGTTCTCGGCCTGGGTGTTGAGCGTGTTCACCAGCACCAGTACGACGACCACGACAGCGATCAGGAGTGCGGTGATCACGCCGCCGACCCAGAGCACAACCTTGTTCGTCATTCCCGGATCATCCCACAAGGGTGCCGCGCTGACGAATAGCCCAGTGAGGAGGCCGCGTGTCTGAGCTATCCGTGGACGTCAAGGCGAACACCGAAGCCGCGGTTTCCCAGGTGCGAAAACTGGGAAGCGCGTTCGATGAAACCGCTTCGGATATGGAGAAGCTGGTCGATGTCGGCCATGACCTTGGCAAGTCTAACGACGACATCGCGCGGGATCTTTCGAAGATCAATGGGCGCCCATTTGAGGAGGTCCGCCGTGAGGTCGGCAAGGCGGCGGATGCAGTCGACGATCTGGATGACGAAGCAGACGACGCACGGAAGTCGCTGCAGAAGGTGGGCGACACGGGTCGCGACGCGGGAGACGACACCAAGAAGGGCATGGACAAGGCGAAGGCCGGCCTTGAGGAGTTCGGGACCGAAGGAAATTCGACCGCTCGAGAGGTCGGCGCATCGTTCGATGGCTCCGTGGAGTCGATTGTCGGCGGCTTCCAGGAACTCGCGGCTAACGCATTCGCGGGGTTCGGGCCCGGCGGCGCCGCCTTGGGACTCGCCGCCGCAGCGGGCATCGGCATTGGCACTGCCCTGTTTGGCACCGCGGAGGAGAAGCGCAAAGCCCTTGAGGAGAAGGCATCTGATCTCGCGAAGGCGTACATACAGGCAGGCACGACGGTTCTGAACGAGATGGACATTGCTAGCCGAATCGGTGACATCGCGACCACTGTAGATCCGGCCGAGAAGCAGAACCTCGCGGATCTCACTCAGGCCCTGGGCGATCGAGCGCTTGCTCTCCGTGTTCTCGCTGGGGACAGCGGGGCCCTCGCGACTGCACAGGAGATCCTCGAGAGTCGTGAACGAGCGCTCGGTGATGCGTCGTTCGCCGCGACGAACAACACGGGTAGGCGCAAGACCGAGATCGGTGAAGAATCCGTTGCGGTCGGTAACCTTTCTAGAATTCTTGAGGAACAGACCGGCATCCAGGGCAGTGCTTCCCAGTCCGCGAGGGACTACTCCGACGCGTTGAAACAGGTGCTGGAAGATGCGGGCACCGCGACGGTGCAGGTCGACGAGTTCGGCAATGAGCTTTACACGCTCCCTTCTGGTGCGACCGTCGTTGTTGACGCCGTAACGGGGCAGGCGGTTGCAGATGTCGGCGCATTCAAGGGCGACGTTAACTCCATCCCCGGGACCGTCGTGTCCACCGTCGTCTTCCGTGCTGACACATCGCAGGCGGACGCGGCGCGTGCTCGCCTGCAAAGGGACTTCACCGTTGGCGTGAACTACGCCCCAACCGGACAGGTGTTGTGGGAATGACTTTCACGCGCACGACCGACTCCGCCACGCTAACCCCGATCATGGTTTTCGGGCCTTATGCCAATGCGGTCGAATCCCGCAACGTCGTGCGGCCTCTACTGCAGTCATCCTCGGTGCGCGTCACATACATCCCGCAGACGCTGCGCACGGGAGAACTGCAGTTGCTTCTCGCGTCTTACGCGGACGCCGTCTCAGGAATCGCCTACTTCGGCGAGGCGTCTTCCTATCAATTCAACGGACCCGTCACCGATACCACCGGCTACTCCATCGTCGGCAACGTCATCGTCTGGAACGGCGCAATCGACGACACCTTCGACCTCCTGTTTGCGGTCGCTGACGGCCAGTTTCGGATCGACCAGGCCGAGGCCGACATGTGGACCCTCACCGTCCCTTTCAAGGAGATCCAATCGTGACCACGATCAGCCCGGTTGAAGTGACGTACGAGTACACGGCGTCGATCGTTTACGGCGGAGGGTCGGACGCCCTCGACGTGGATTCCATCACGTTCAGCGCCGACCAGGACCGCGTGAATTGGGCGGTCGCGACGGTCACCCTCGCCGCATGCGATGCGATTCAGTGGGCGGCACTCGACCCTCGCATCGCACCAGGGGGCACGGCGGGTCAGCAGGTCGCCTTCTCCGTTACGCAGAAGACGACCGCAGGTGTCACGATCGCATCGCTCGCCGCATCGCTGTACGTCCGATCCGTCTCCCGCGACTACATGGGTGGACCTGTCACGATTCAACTCGCCGGCCCCGAGTCGATGATGCAAGACAAGCTGTTGCTGTATCCCGTGACTGGCTTCGACACCGGCGCCGCGACCGTCTACGACCTCGTCATCTACGCGCTCCTGGAAGTCTTCGGCAGCTACAGCCTCAATAGTGAGGCGATCGTGCAGGACACGACGATCGACTCGTTCGAGCGTCGCCTCCACAACTGTGGGGAATCGTTCATCGATGTTCTGAAGCCCGAGCTCGACGCGATCAATTGCCGCCTCTACTCGGAGTGGGGTACCAGTTGGCATGTCGGCGCGCGTAACGCCCAGACCGGCAGGACAGTCAGACTTGCGGCGTACACGCAGCCAGAAGGCGCACCCGAAGACGCTGACCCCATCGTGTACTCCGTGGTGGAGAACGTCAGCCGGGATGGGGACTGGGCAGACGGGGTGGTGACCAAATACGACACCACCTCGACACTTGGTGCAGGGGGCACGGTCAGCTTCAACCGCTACCCGCAGCCCGGTCAGAACACCAAGGGCCTCATGCTCACGTTCGACCGCGCAAACCCTGGCGGTGAGCCTGCCAAGGGCATCCAGTCCCGCACCGTCACACGCGGCTACGACCTCACCATCACCGCTCGCGCCCGCCTCGACATTGACCCCGGCGACGCTGTGGAGGTAGTTCTCCGCGACCGCGTGCTCACCGGAAATATTCGTGCGATCGAGTGGAGCTTCCCCAGTGGTGGAGAGCTGACGATGACCATTCGCGCACAGTCCAGCGAACCGCTGTAGGAGGCGCACCCATGGCTACCTTCCCCATCACGATCCCCGCAGGTTTCGGCGTTCCGCTCCAAGACCTCGCGACCGGGCTCCCGCCAACTACGATGCTCACCGCGCTCGACGGCCGGTACATGAGCCGCACTCTCGTGGATGCCAAGGGTGACATGATCGTCGGGACCGCTGCCGACACGGTCGCTCGTCTCGCTGTGGGGGCGAACGGTGCGGCGCTCGTTGCAGACTCCACGCAGACCACTGGTCTCCGCTGGGACGCCCCGATCTACTTCTCCTATCGCCGCACGGCTGCCCTCAACTTCACGACCGGCCCGCAGGATGTCGCGTGGGACTCCGTACCGCTGGAGGGCACCCTCGCCGGGTTCACCACGTCAGACCGCATCACCTTCACATGCTCTGTCGCGGGTCTGTACAGCATCAGCGCGTTCCTCACCGCGACCAACGTGGCCGCCGCATCCGTCTCCGTCAACATCTACAAAGCAGGATCCGTGTTCCGTCAGGGGTACGGCGTCACCAACACGACCGCCTACACGGGTCTCGTCGCTGAAGCGCTCACGCGCTTCACGGTCGGGCAGACGTTCAAGATCGCCGCCGCTGGCGGGTCCACTGTCGCCGCGGTAGCCACCGCGATCACCACCGCACTCGACGTCAGGCGGGTGGGAGCGTGACCTATTCGAACGGGTACGTACCAGACGCGGTCGTGTCCGTGGTGCTCGCCTCAGGGACGGACGAGAACGGGTACTGGGAGTTCCGGTGCACCCCGGCGTTCGCAGCCCGGTGGGCGTTCGCGAAGGCGTACGCGCTGAAACATTTCGGTCGGACGATCTTCATCCGCACCGGGTGGAATATTTATCGGCCGATCGCATCACAGCGGGTCGCGCGTGCGAACGCGTGCGCGGCGGGCAACTGTGCGGGTGCCGCCGTGGCGGGGTCATCGTCCCACGGTGGCAACTGGAACGGACGCGACTGCCTGGCAGTAGACGTCGACCCGAACGGGCTCACCTGGGATCAGGTTGACGAGGCCATGTCTGCGGCTGGGTTCGCGGTCCAGCAGATCACCGAGGCCATGTCAGGGATCAGTGGTGGTGAGCGGTGGCACTACATCGACTTCGCCGCATTCGGCGCCGTCCCCGCTTTCACCGAAGAAACCGAATTCACCCCTGAACCGGAGGAAGAAGACATGTCCTACTCGATCATCAACACCACGGACGGCAAGATCATGCTCGTCTCCCTCGTCACCGGCAAGCGGGCACACATCGGATCGCCCTACCACGTGACACTCCTGCAGCGACAGAGGAAGAACGACCCAGTGGACGTCATGCTCGAGGCCGAGCTCGACGTCACAGGCGCGTACCTCCTGGCCGTGAATCCGCCAGTGAACGCCACGGTCGATACCGCAGCGCTTGCCGCCGCGCTCGGCAAGATCGACGCCGCTCAGGACGCCGCCGTGGTCAAGCAGGCGGTGAAGGACGCGCTTGCGGAGGCCACGTTCAAGACGACCGTGTCGTGATCGAGCTGCCAGGTCTCTGGTCGCTCACGCCGATCGGGTTCGGTATCGGTGTTGTCGCTTTCTTCTACTACCTGCTCGCGGTCGGTCGCCTCATCCCGAGGTCGTCGCATGAACGCGAACTGGAGACCGCGAACAAGCGTGGCGATGAGTGGAAAGAGACCGCGCTCGACAGTCGCCGGCTGAACAGTGAGATCACTCGTCAGAACACCGAACTCCTCGAAGGGTCGCGGACGGTGCGTGCAGTGCTCCGATCTTCCCAGCCGGACCTCGATGAGGACACGACCCCTGGGGGTGCGTGATGGCATGGCCGTTCACCAAGCCGACGACGTCAGTCCCTGACGACGTGGGAGAAGCGCAGCAGATGCGTCGGGAGATCGAAGCGCAAGCGGAGCATGTAGTGAATCGCGCGCCCACTGTTGCGCGTCTCACCGGCTACCTCGCGGAGCGGCGGCGCCTGAACCATTTCGGCGACTCCATCCAGATCTCGTTCACCAGGAGGACCGCCAATGACTGAAGTGATCCTCTTCCTTGGAGACCTGATCATGATCGCCGCCGCGGTCGGCGCGATCGTTTTCGCGGTGTCGTACTCGTTCTTCTTCAACTGGCGGAAGACCGCTGCGGGTCGGGCGCTCATGTACTTCGTGTGGTCGCTGATCGTCGTGTTCACGAACAACACGATCGCCAGGTTCGCTGGCACCGACTACCCGTTCCGGGAGTGGGTGCGGATTGTCGTGTACATCGGTGTCGCCGTGACCATCTGGCGTCTCGTGTGGGTGCTGTGGCGCAACTGGCGCTCCGGTGAGATCCCGCTCGAGCTCGAATCGAAACCCCGAAAGGAACGAACATGAGCACTCCCAGCGAAACCCCCAACATCGTCGTCGCGAACCCGAAGGTGCGGAAGGCGGCGAACATCGCCCTCGGCGTCGTCGGCCTCATCGTCGGCACCGCAACCGTCGTGGATGCTTCCACCCCGGCGTTCGACATCTCGGCCATCACCATCCCGGTCACGGTCGGGTACGCGTACCTCGCGGCCATCTTCGGTCTCGCGGTCACCACCCCGAACATCCCCAAGAGCTAGTCATGCTCCGGTGGTGGGGTCACCGTTGGCGGGTTCGTTTCGAGCCCGCGTTCGGTGGCTTCCCCACCACGGTTTTCATCACGTGTCCGCATTGCACCGAGCAGATCACCGCACAGGTCGTGCGGCAGACAGGAGCATCCGATGACAGTGGTCATCCTCACCGCCCTTGAGACGCTGCTCGAGCAGGCGGGACCGATCGTCCGCGGCGAGATCGTCGCGACGTATTGGGCGGGACGGCGGTCGTTCGTCCAGGTTTCCGGGGAGGATGTGATCTTCCCGGCCCCGATCCGGGTGACGATCGTGGATGGTTTCCCGGTGGAGCCGCTCGACATGGTCCCCACCGCGGGCGCGTGTTGTGTGCGGTGGGACATCCGGTCAGCGGGTGACGGTGGCGGGTTGGCGAAACCGCGGTACACGTCGATCCCGGATGCGGGTCCGGTGGACTTCGGTGATCTTCCACAGGTCGATCCGAACACGTTCACCCCGGTGGTGGATGTGCCGTCCGCGCAGGACCTTGTGGCGCAGGCTCAGGCGACAGTGGTGGCGTCTGGTGAGGCGGTGGAGGCCGCTGAAGCGGCTACCGCGGCTGTAGCTCCGGTGCTCGACGTGATTACTGATGGGCGCCTGTCCGAAGACGCACTAACGGGCACCATTGTTGGGCTGGCTGGGTACGCCTCCAATGTCTATGACATTCGTGAGTTCGGCACCGTGTTCAACGTGGATGGGACCCCCGCTGACATTCGGCCGGCTCTTGAAAGCTTCCGCACGGCTATGGCTGGGGTGACCAGTCCGCGCCGCGTGTTCATCCCCGACGGCACTTACAAGCTGACCAAGGGTGGGGTGAACGCTGGCCACTCGAACGATCCCTACTCGCTGTGGTGGAAGGATCTTCCGCTCGGCGTCCTTGGTGAATCCAAGCTGGGAACGGTGATCCAATCAGCCACGGACGCGACCCCGTTCTACGCAGCGTACGGGTCGATTCTCCGCGATGTTGAGTTCAGCAACTTCACACTGGATTGCACCCCGCAGATCACAGGTAACGCGTGGAGTACGGCCACGTTCTCGGCCTCGACTGACGAGATCACGACCGGTACTCACGGTCTCACCGTGGGAGATCACGTGTTCTTCCGGGGGCTGTCTGCCGGGAGTGGTCTGCTCAGCGACACCGACTACGTTGTGAAGACGGTCGTCTCCGCAACTAAGTTCACCGTCTCCCTCACCGCGGGCGGTGCGACCGTGGACATCCTCGCGGACGGCACTGCCTCCACGGCCAACAAGCCGGTATACACGACGCAGCTCAAAGCCCTGTTCATGCAGGACGTCGAGCGGTTGCATGTCCACGACATGGTGTTCCGTGGTTCGTGGGGTACGTCGATCGGCTGTGACGCGCTGGTGGACTACAGCTTGCATGACGTGACGTTGTACGAGCCGGGCCGTGGCATCCGTATGGCGAAGGTGACGGACCCGTCCACAATGTCGGGGGCTTCGGGCATCGGGATCGGCACAGGTAAATACCAGAACGAGCCGGGCCTGATCAACAACGTCATCGTCCACGACGCCGGCCGCAATGCGATCTTCTACGAGCGGCAGTCCGCGTACACCTACTTCTCGAGGGGTCATGTTGCGCGGAACATCACCGCGATCGGCTGCTGGGCAGGATTGCAGGACTGTGGTGCGGACGGTCTGGTCGCAGACATCACCGCGACCGATGGAACCTACGGTGTCTTCCTCGATGGGACATCCCTCGAACCGAAGGCCGGTGTCAACGGGCGGATCACGGTGCACGCCGAACGCAACTCGAAGGCGAACGTCTACCTCGGCAACATCCCGGACGGCTCCTATGAAGTCAACGGTGTTGCCCGCGGCGCGACCGCAGGCCCCGGTGTTCTCGCGGATGTGTCTTCGAGCCTTGGCCCTCGTATCTCGCTGAATCTCACCGCTGACAACAACGCGGGCTCGGGTGTTCTCATTCGGACAGCAACCCCCGTGAAGTCTCTGCGGATTCGCGGTACCGCGAGGAACAACGGAACGGATGCGGGGCAGACGTATCGGGATGGTGTGACCATCGCGGCTCCCACGGATCTGCTCGACGTTGATGTGGTGGCATTGGATGACAAGACCACCCCAACGCAGCAGAACGGCATCCACCTTGTCGGAGCGGTCACGGCGACACGTCCACGCCTCGCGGGCGACGTTCGCGTCAACGTGGTCAACGCTTTCCTCAACGAGCAGATCATCAGCAGTGCGGTGTACCGGCTTGACGGGGCGGCACCGGATCTGGTGAGTGGGCTGTCGGCAACCAAACCCGCCTCTGGGACGCTGAACCTGTCCTGGACGGCCCCGATCGATGCTTCCGGGGTGACGGACTACCGGGCGCAGTACGCGACCTCTGTCAGCGGCCCGTGGACCACCGTCACCCGCACGGCATCAACAACGCCGACGCAACCAGTGACGGGCCTCACGGACGGCACGCCCTACTACTGCAGGGTTGCTCCCATCTACTCCGGGACTGTGGGGACCTACTCTTCTCCGATCGTCGCGACACCGGTCGCGCCGATCACCTACATGGACACGTTCACGCGTGCGGACGGTGCCCCGCTGGGGGCGTTCTCGGACGCCTCCGGTTCGTGGGCTGCCGTGCAGGACGCGGGAAGCGGCGCGACATGGGGTGTCAGCTCCAACGCCGCCAAAGCGCTGTCGGGCACCGGCAACTCGATCGTCACTCGCGCGGTGGCATTCGATAAATACACCGTTCGTGGCGCCGTCAAAAGCGTTGGTGCTGCCTACATCCTCGGCCTCGTTGCACGGTCCACCGGCCCGAACGATCTGGTCATGGCGTCGCTGCGCTACGGCTCAGGCGGCGGACAACAGGTCTACTGCATTCAACGGAAACTGGCCGGTGTCACGGTCCAGCTCTACACCTCGGCGGTGGTGCCTCTGGCGGGCGATGTCGTGGAGATCACGGTAGCGGGGACGCTGTTCTTCCTCACCGTCAACGGAACCTTGTTGAACGCGGGCGGCACGTCGTACACGAACCTGTCAGGCAACAAGGTTCCCGGCATGTTCGGGAACTTCGCTCTCGACGCCACCGCCGCGTGGGAGGACTGGAAGGTCACCGAGATCCCCGTGTAGCGGTCGAACCCGATTGCCAACTATGTGACCCGTACGTACGAAACCCCCTCTCATCGCTCCCGGCGATGGGAGGGGGTCTTTCGTCGTTACAGGAGCCCGTCAGCCCGGTACGCCTCGACCCGTTCCACGAACGCTTCCCGACGTGCCCGCTGATACGGGGACCAGAGTTCTGGGGAGCCTGTGACGTCGACCCCGTTGATGTGCGGCCGCTCCCAATCCGGATCAGACCCCGACCGCAGATAGGTCAACTCGAGCCCCACGTTGACCTTGTCGATGTATGCGAACGCACGCTCGTCGCCACCACGCGGGCCTTGACCTCTTGGCATGGGGTTGAGGATGCCAGGGAGTGGGGACATGCAAACCGGATTGGCACGTCACCGCAACGTTCCAACTTTCGCGCCGATTCTTTACACGTCCCGGTTTACATAACTTATGACCGTTGTCGGACCCTCCCGCAACAATCAGGGGATGACCCCCGAGAGTTTGCTTGACTTCGAGGCAACATGGCCACGACACAACGGACGGAAAGAAACCGCCATCTACGCGGCTGGGCTCACGCCAGCCAGGTATTACATCCTGCTTGGCAGGGCTGCTGTATCACTCGAAGGACAAGCACACGACCCGATCACTGCACATCGAATACTGCGGCGCACCGCGAATCGGTGAGAAGTCAACGTCACCCAGTACTTACTCGGTACTTTCGGACCAACAATCACCAGTACCCACCAACAACGCAGGCACCAGGAAGTAACGCGTTCTCAGTCGAGAGTAGATATATCGGCACCCACCAACACCCACGGATCGCCTCAATGATGAGGCCCCATATCAATGGGTTCAGGGTTCAAGTCCCTGGGGGTGCACCCACAAGGCCCGGAATCTCAACGATTCCGGGCCTATTTGTTGGTTTTAGCGAGTTGTGCTGGTGAGTGAATCCAGTACTTATCCAGCACTTTCAAACATGGAGTCGATGACTCCGGCGAAATCCGCGATCTCCTTCTGCCGCTCCACGTAGTACCTCACAGTGATCTCCTCAGACCCGTGACCGAGCTGTGCCTGCGCCGCCTTGATCCCCACCTGTCGGTCTAGATGCGTCGCCACGGCCTTGCGGAAGTCCCTGGGAGTCTTGCCCTTGTAGATCGAATCGGAGATCGCGTCACGCCACTGACGGCGCGTGTTCGCCGGCCAGCGGTACGTCCCTGTAGAGGACGGGAAAACCATCTCGAACTCGGCACCCACCCTGCGTGCCACGAGGGCGTCCAGCAACGTCGAGGGGAGCGTCAGACCACGGTGCCCCGCATCGGACTTCGGGTGATCCTGTCGGAACAGCTTCCCGGAATCCGAGTCCGTCGAGAGTGTCCCGGTCACCCGGAGCACGCCCGCGTCGAGGTCGATGTCCTCCCACCGGATCGCCAACGCTTCACCGATGCGGCATCCGGTCGCCATGAGCATCGAGGACAGCTCGCGCAGCTCGGACGTGTGCTTCTTGTCGTAGTCCGTGAACAACCCGCGCATCGCGTGGATGTCTTCCAGTGCGATGACTTTCACGACCCGCTTGCCTGCGCTGATCGGCATCGTGTCCTTGACTGGGTTCCGTGCCACCGCCCCCTGCCTGACGGCGAGGTTGAACATGGCGATCAGGACAGTGCGAGCGGTGCGCGCCTGCGACGGAGTGGCAATCAGGCTTTTCACGAACCGGTCCAGCCGAGGCACCGTCGCCTCCGAAAGCCTCAGGTCACCGATGCCCGGCTTGATCTTCCCCTCGATCGCCGTCCGGTACGTGTTGTACGTCCCCGCAACCGCGTTCTTGAGCTTGAGTTCTTCGAGATGCTTGTCTGCCAGAGCCGAGATCGTGGAGTCACCCGAGAGAAGGTCGGCGGTCTCACCCGCCATAGCCTTCAGCGCCTTGACGAGGTTCCGTTCCGCCTCAGGCTCGGTGCGCCCATTCCGCTGGATCTGGCGGCGCTTCCCCCGCGAGTCCCGGTAGTACGCGTACGCGACCGGCTGACCATCGACCGTCGCACGGCGAATGTTGCCCCACGTCTCGAGGATCAATTGCGGTCTAGGCATGAGTCAATTCTACCTCTCGATCCAGTACTTTCACGGCTGCAACTTCCGGTGGAGCCACTGCCCGGCGCCCATCCGCGGCTGCACGTACGTCCGCTCGCCGACGACGAGGAGCATGCTCCTGAACACCCGCAGCAAGTCGACCGTCACGTTCAACTCGACCGCGATCGCCCCCTCGTGTCCGCCGTGGATGATCTCGGCCCGCATGTAGTCGGTCAGGGAGACAAGTCTCAGCGCCGCCCACTCGTCCGCACGACGCTCCTGCTTCGCGTTGACAGGCCCAAACTTGCTCGTCACATCCTCGAAGACCGCATGACAGCACTCGTGCGCGAGGACGCAACGGTGCAGCCGGTGCTCCATGCCGATCTGCAACCGGATCAGCTTCCGGCGGTGCAGATACTCTCCATCACGATCAGGGGGAAGGTCCGTGTACACGATGCGGACACCGAGGACGGCGATGGCCTCGTAGATGTAATCGTCGATCATGTCTCTTCCGGTGTGGTCCCGCGGTCTTCGGATTTCTTCTTCGCGACCGCCCTGAGCCCGTCTTCCTCAGTGTCCGCCTTGCCACCGACACCGAACGACCCCTGGATGACGTTGTCGTCACCTAGCAGCATCCGGCGGCGGGCTTGAACTCCCCACGGGTCGAGCCACTTCTCGTCAACGAGTGTGGGGTTGGGCTCGCGCTCCTCTTCGATGACGTAGTGGATCGGCGAGGACTGGAGGCTTCGCTCCGAGACGAACTTGTAGACGTCCTCCATCAACGTGTTCATGTTCATTCCGATGGCCTCGCAGATTACGACGAGCTGGTCGATGGTCATCGGGCGGACGCCGCGAATGATCTTCGAGAACTGCGATTGTGAGACGTCGCAGAGCACGGCTAAGTCGGCCTGATTGATCTCAAATCGGGCAAGGTGGCCGCGGATTCGGGCGGCGATTTCCTTGTAGAAGCCAGTAGGCTCGTAGTCAGTCACAGGCCCATCGTGTCAGATATGACACGAATCGCGCAAATAGACTTGACGTGAAGTTCTCCTGAACTATCGTAGTCCTCATGAACTACGATACACCGAGTGGCAAAGCGGCCCGAGCGATCCGCTCCATCCTCGCAGATCGTCGGGAGTCGATCGAGAGCCTGGCTGACGGAACCGGTATTGCCCTCTCCACGGTCAAGCGACGGCTCCTCCTCGCGTCGCCATTCACCATCGACGAACTCGGCTTGATCGCCCAGTACTTCGACGTGCCCATTGCTGATGTGATGACGCCGGTTTCCGAACGTCCGTCTGCTGCGGTGTCGGCATGACGGGGGAGTTGTGGACCGAGCAGCAGGTGTCCGATAAGACCGGCATCCCTGTTGGCACGCTCCGCTATTGGCGCACGAAGAAGGCCGTCCTGCCGTACCGGAAGCTTGGCGCCCTCGTTCGCTACGACCCTGCTGAGGTTCAAGCCGCGATCGACGCCGCGAAGGTCGGGGTGACGGCATGACGCAGGAAAATGCCCCGGTCCTCCTGCAAGAGGCCGGGGCGATTACCGATGGAGATCAGTACCCGCAGTCTACCGCGGCTACCGATGTAGCGCTCCTCGACTCGCTCCCGAAGGAGCAGCAGGAACTCGCGGTCACGATGATGCTCGACCAGGCCAAGCAGTGGCTCGAGCGGGCGATGGAATCGACCAACCCCGTTCGCGACATTGCGGACTTCAGGGCATTCGTGGCGACCGTCGCCGAGGCCTCGAAGCAGAAGAAGCTCTCTGAGGACATCCAGCTTGACGCGACCGAGATGGTGCGCCGTGCTGAGCGAGCCCTAGGTGTAGCCATCCGCAAGGGGCAGGAAGCGGGCGAGATTTCGACGCGAGCAACGCCACGGTCGCAGCCCGGGTACGTCCGTGTCCGGAACGGCGTCGAAGAGTCGGTTCAAGCGCACGATCTGGACCCGACTTTGCGATTGCCGTCTCCTGGCGAGTTCTTCTCGAACTCACAAGAACGCAACGAGATCTACGCGATGACCGATGACGTAACGGACGAGCAGTACGAGGCGGTCCTGGCTGAGGCGAAGGAAGAGGGCAGCGTCGCCCGAGCTGCGATCGTCAAGAAGATCAAAAACCTGCCGACTCACTCTGAGAAGCAGACGGCGAAGTGGCAGACCGTCCGCGACCTTGCGGAGGACCGTCTGTCTTCCGCCCAGATTGCTAAGCGCGTCGGGATGACCGAAGAGGGACTGCGCTCGGGTGCCCGACGTGAGGGCATCACCTTCCCGGCCGATGAGGTGCTGGGGAAGAGGAAGCGGATCAACGGCCTCGAGGTCATGGAGCGCATCATCGCTTCCCTCGAAGGCGACGAAAGCGTCCTCGGACTCGTGGAGTTCGAGGACATCACCCCGGAACAGGCCGACGAGTGGCTGCAACGACTCGTCTCCCCGCTCCGGGCAATCAATCGCATGAAGAACCGACTGAAGGAGATCAGTGGTGAGTGAAGCATTGAACGTGACGCCTCTTACGGTGTCGAAGAAGATCAAGCGCCAGGCGCACATCCGGACGGTGAAGCTCGGAGAGATCCGGGTGTCCCCGTCCGCGCAGCGCGACCTAAATCAGGCGCGTGTCGCGAAGATCCTCGACGCGATCGACATGGAACGCATCGGGACGCTCACCGTCTCCTACCGGGACAGTTTCTACTGGCTGATCGACGGTCAGCACAGATACAACGCCCTCAAGGACTACTTCGGCGAAGGCTTCGAGGAGTGGGAAGTCGAGGCGTGGTGCTACTACGACCTCACCGAAGAGCAGGAGGCCGAGAAGTTCCTCCAGCACAACGACGTCCTCGCCGTCTCCGCGTTCGACAAGTTCCGCATCGGGGTCGAGGCCAAACGGCCCTTGGAGTCCGACGTTGACCGGATCGTTCGCAGCCTCGGACTGAAGGTCACCCGCGGCAAAGGGCACGGTTCCGTCTCGGCTGTCTCCGCGCTGCTGTCGACGTACAAGAAGTATGGGCCGCGCGGACTGGTCCGCAGCCTGCACGTGATCCGTGACGCATTCGGTGACCAGGGATTCGAGTCGGTCATCGTCAGCGGTGTTGCCCTCTTCCTCGGTCGCTACGACGGCCGCATCGACGACGAACGCTTGATCAAGAAGCTCAACGCCACCATGGGCGGCGTCAAGGGCGTGCAGAACCGTTCCGTCGTCACCCGTGACCGGACCGGGAAGACGGTCCCGGAGTGCATCGCAGCTGTCATCACCGAGATCTACAACGCCGGCTTGCGCGGCACGGCCTCGCTCGGTTCGTGGTGGAAGGACGCCGCATGAACCGCCGTTCTACGTGGGTTCCTGTGACCACACCGCGACGCTGGTACAACCCCATGAGGTGGTTCCGATGAACGCCCGGAACATCACGATCGAGCACAACGGGACGACGTACGGCGGTCAGATCGGTGTCATCAAGTCCACCCGGCTCGGCTACGAGGACCACGGCATCCTGACCGCTTCCCTCGGCATCGAATGGAAGGGCGGCGGAGTAAGCGTCGGCGGGTTCTGCCTTGACGAACCCAAGGACCGTGAAGCGCGGGACTACTCCCGTCGTGGCACCGCGTACGGCCTCGACTACATCATCCGGATCATCGAGACCGTTGGGGTGGATAAGTGGGAAGACCTCATCGGCAAGCAGGTGGTCGTCCTATTCGAGGGCAGATCAATGCTCGGGTCGCAGTCGGTCGGAATCGCCTCGACGACAGATGACGACAAGGTACTGATCCTCAAGGAACACGCCGAAGCATGGCTCAAGGCGGTGGAGTCGTGAGTCCCCGTCACTACCTGGCCCTCATCGCCCTGTTCACCATCACCGCGGTCACAGCAGCGGTAGGACCGGTGGCGATCGTTGCCCTCCTCACTGTGGGTGGTGTGGTGCTGGTCGTGGACGTGTACCGGAACAGAAAGACCAGGTCATGAACGCGCTAGAGGAAGCACGCGCTGCCCTCGACTTGCAGGACAACTCTGAGATGGCCGAGGAGCCGGTGTCGTTCGTGCTCGCGAAGGCTCTCCGTGCCCTGATCGAGGAGCACGAGAACGCGCTGGCCACGATCGCGGCGGATGTCGAGTACATCGACCGGATGGACACCGAGATCTCACGGCTCGAAATAGCGATCCGTGGCGTCCGGGATGCCCTTGTGGCTGCTTTCGATGAACTCCTCACCCTGTACGGGACTACCGAGTACCCGGGTCCGGAAGAACTCGCCGACACCGCCCTGAAGGTGACCTCATGATCGCCGTCCGCTGGGCCACCGGGTTCCTCGCGGTCGTCGCGTTCATCACCGCCTACAACACCCCTCAATCCTGGGGACTCTTCTGGGCCGTCCTCTTCGGGATCGCCATGACCGTGGTGTTCACGTTCACGTTCAACCACCGGTCCAGGAAACCTACCCGACTCGCCCGGAAACAAGACCCCATGGAGTGGGCGTCGGGTCCGGAACTATCCCGCCTTGACCGCCTCGACGGGGTCGGCAACAGAACCCCGAAGGAGCAGAAATGAGCGTCGACAGAGCGCGGGAGAACCTCGCCGCAGCACGCACCGCCGTACTCGTCGCAGAGTCCCGCCTCACACAGCGGATCGCTGAACGGGACCAAGCCGAAGCCGCCCTGTTCGCCGCTGAGGAAGCCGACACCCTTCCGGATGGGTTCGTGGATCGTCAGGTCGCGTTCATGCGTGACGCACTCCGAGGAAAGGGCAGTGCATCGTGAGCATCTACGCATCCTGGGCCGAGATCGGTGAAGACGAGTCCGGTATCGACGGGACCGTTCTGCAGTACCAGCGATCACACGTCTTCCCACACATCGATCACCCCGCCGCCGCTCTCGGCATCGCCAGCATTCCCGAGTGGTGCGTGCCCGGAATTGACTCCGACGAACTGAACGACTCTGTCGCTCGCTTCATCCGCCTCGACGTCAGGGAACAGGGGGAGATGGTCACCTCCACCGTCGTCCTCACCGAACCCGCCGTGGTGAAACTCCACGCCCAGTTGACCGACTGGCTCGCGCACGAAAAGCGTGACCCGATCCGAGGGAGAGCCGAGTAATGGGCAAGCACGAAGCAATCGTCCACGGCATGAGTGACCTCGACTACCACTCCCGCCCTGAACTCTCGAGCACCGGAGCGCGTCTTCTGCTCCCTGAGTACGACGGGTCGCCGGCGAAGTTCAAGTACCGGGAGGGGAGAGAGTTCACCACGCCAGCGTTCGACGTGGGCAAAGCGGTTCACTCGCTGGCGCTCGGCGTCGGACCGCGGGCTGTCGCATACCCGGATGATGTGCTCGCGTCGAACGGTGCGGCTTCGACGAAGGCGGCGAAGGACTGGGCTGACGCGATTCGGTTCGAGGGCAACATTCCCATGAAAGCGTCCGAGCTGCGCCCGATCTACGGCATGGCGGATGCGGTCCTGGCACACCCGACCGCCCGCGCACTGTTCGACCTTGCGGGGAGCCGTGAGGTGTCGGTGTTCAACGTGGTTGACGACGTGCCTGTCCGGGCGAGATTCGATGCGCTCACTGACGAAACCCCGCAGGGTGTGTTCGGGATCGACTTGAAGACGTCCTCGAAGTCCGCGGACGGTGACTCGTTCACCCGCTCCGTCATCGACTACGGCTACCACGTTCAGCAGGAATGGTACCGGGACGTGTACCGCCCGTTCGGAGAGATCCAGTTCGTCTTCGTCGTCGTCGAAACAACCGCACCGTACCTCGTCGCCGTGCACCGTCTCGGGGCTCTGTACGAGGAGATGGGCCGCACCCTCGGGAAGGTCGCCAGGAGCACGTACGCCGCCTGTGAAGCGTCCGGGACGTGGCCCGGCTACCCCGACGACGTGCAAACGCTTGAGCCCCCCGTGTGGGCGGCTATGCAATTCGACGAGCGCCACGCACTGAGCTCCGAAATCACGGTGTGACATGGACATCAAGAAAACCGTTGAACCGAAGTCGGACCAACTCAACTACGACGACGTCGCATCCTCCCCGCTCACCGTGACGATCGTGGAAGTCAAGGCAGGCCCACCCGACCAGCCCGTCGAACTGCACAACGCCGAGTATCCCGGTCGCCCGTACAAGCCGGGCAAGTCCATGCGACGGGTGCTCATCGCAGCGTGGGGTGCCGAAGCATCGGCGTACGTCGGCCGCAAAGCCACCCTTTACGGCGACCCCACCATCACGTTCGGCAAAGACGCTGTGGGGGGAATCCGCATTCGAGCGTTGTCGCACATCACCGAACCACTCACCGTCCCACTCACCGTCACCAGGGGACGACGCACACCGTTCACCGTGCAACCGCTCCCGATCGCCGCCGACAACGTCGCGACCGCGCTCACGGGCATCGCCGAATGCACCGACCCCGCCACCCTCGACCAGATCGAGAACTGGGCGAAGGCAAAAGGGATCGCCGGGATCGGATCGGTGAAGGAAGCGCTCACTGAGAAACGTGCCCTCCTCGGTGCATCCAACGTCGACCACTGGGAAGCCGCCCCGATCCCTCAGGACACACCATGACCGGCCCGTTCCGTGCCTTGTACGACGGTGTCTGCGCTGCCGGGTGCGACTCCCGAATCCATCCCGGCGACCTGATCCGGTATGAGGGCGACGAACTCGTCCACAACGAATGCGCCCCCGCACACGACCGGTTCACCATCGGCCCCGACGAAGTGATCTGCCCGGACTGTTTCCTCGTCCGCCCCTGCAAATGCGTCGACTGACGCACCCGAAACCTAAGGACAAGTCATGACCGATGACAGGCGCACCAAAGCGCAGATCCTCGACGAACTCACCCGAGTGCAAGCAAGACTCACTGAGTTCGAGAACCGTCCCGTCGCGCGAGTCGAACGCATCCCCGCCGCTGACGCTCTCGCCGGATGCATCCGGGCACTGGAACCCCTCGCCCGCGACTCCTCACAATCCGGCTACTCCTATAACCGCCCGAAGTTCCCCGAGCTCGAGAACGTCCTCAAACACCTCCTGGACCGGTACGGGGTCGACCTCACCGTCCGCATCACCGAGCCCTGCAACCGCAATCACGTCGATGACGCACCCGACGAACTCCTGATCCACGCCCTCCGCACGGGCCGCACGAACGGCGACATGGGGGCGTTGTTCCGATGACCTACGACACTGCACTGGCGCAGACCGCCACCAACGGACCCACATCGTTCCTCGAATCCATCATCAAACCCGAGTCATGGGTGAAGTCCGCGTCCTGTGCCCAGATCGGTGGGGACTTCTGGTTTCCGGAGGGCAAGGGGACGCAGAACAACGAAGCGAAAGCGATCTGCCGTGCGTGCCCAGCCCGTGCTGCGTGTTTGGAGTACGCGATGCGCACCAACCAAACCGAGGGTATTTGGGGCGCGACCACACCGTTCCAGCGAGCCAACATGCGGAGAGCGTCATGACCGCCCCAAAAGTGCTCGACCTGTTCTGCTGCCAGGGTGGCGCATCCCGGGGCTATCAAGACGCCGGCTATGAAGTCGTCGGCGTTGACCTGTTCCACCAGCCGCGCTACCCGTTTCCCTTCAAGCAGGCAGACGCGCTAGACGTTCTCGAATGGCTGCTAACCGGAGCGGAATTGACCTTCCGGTGGAATGCTCACGTTCCCTACACGGCAAACCCGAGCCCGCGGACTCTGGGTCTGGCTGACTTCGACGCGATCCACGCATCCCCACCGTGCCAGGCAAAGACGAGAGCGCAGCGCATCCAGGGGAACGACCATCCCCGGCTGATTCGCTCCACCCGGAAGCTGTTGCAGGAGACGGGGCTGCCCTACGTGATTGAGAACGTCGTGTCGGATGATCCCGAGAACGATCCCGAGCCGTTGATCGATCCCATGGTGCTGTGCGGTGCGATGTTCGGTATCGAAACATACCGGCACCGCGAATTCGAGACGAGCTTCCCCGTGGTCGCACCAGCCCACCCGGAACATGTCGTGCGCACGACCAAGATGGGCCGTCCGCCCGTCATGGGCGAGTACATGCACATCGTCGGGAACTTCTCTGGCACCCCGCGGGCGCGAGGGATCATGCGCATGGGATGGGCCTCGCGGGACGGACTACGCGAGGCGATCCCGCCTGTCTACACCGAGTGGATCGGCCGTCAGCTTCTCGCGTCTCTGGCGGTGTCTTCATGATCGCTCGGGAGCCGTCTCCGGCTGAACGATACGAGATCGCCCGATTCGGCATCCACGCACCGGAGATCCTCGCCTCCCTCGACTTCGAACCCGAGGGAGAAAAGTGAGCGCGTTCGACGAGAAGGAGCCGTTCAAGAAGCGGATCGTGTCAGCGAGCTTGACCGCTGAGCAGCGGGCCGAGTTCGACGAACTAAAGGAGCGCCTACACGTCGTCACAGACGGGGCCTTGATTAAGCATGCCCTCTCTGCGCTGAGCCACCAGACGTTCACGCCCGACCCGGAGGAAGCGACGTGACCGTCTTATACATCGCAGGGCCGATGACCGGAATCCCCGAGTACAACTACCCGGAGTTCAACGCAACCGAGGAAATCCTGGTGTCGTTCGGACACAGCGTCCTCAACCCCACCGGCGTGGAAGCGCTGAACCCGACGCCAGGCATCCCGCAGCCGTGGGACTGGTACATGCGTCACGCGATCCGAATGGTTATCAGTTCCGACGCGATCGCCCTGCTCGCCGGGTGGGAGTACAGCCGTGGCGCACGCCTCGAGCGACGGATCGGGCTAGAGCTCGGGCTGGACGTCCGTGAATCCTACGAATGGATGACGTCGTGAGCCTCTACTACGAAGACGAGCTCGTGCAGCTGCACCACGGCGACTGCAGGGCGATCCGCGGATGGACTCTCGCCGATGTGCTGGTGACAGACCCTCCGTACGGGATGGACTACACCGGGTTCGGTGGTCGGAAGGGCGAGCCGAGGCGGACCACCGGACGTGTTTCTGTTGCGGGCGACTCGACAACCGAAGTACGCGACGACGTGATCCAACTGTGGGGAGACCGACCCGCTCTGGTCTTCGGGCGCTGGAATGTCGCTCGGCCTGCAGCCACACGGCACCGTCTCGTCTGGGACAAGCAAGGCGGGCCTGGCATGGGAGACCTCGCGATGCCGTGGGGGAATGGCGAGGAGGAGATCTACGTCCTCGGGTCAGGTTTCACCGGCAAGCGTGAGACGAACGTGATTCGCGCTCAAACTCTTATGTCGTCGGACGCGCGCCGCCCAGATCACCCCACTCCTAAGCCTGTAGCGCTCATGGAGGCGCTAATAGCCAAGTGCCCGCCCGGTGTCATCGCCGACCCGTTCGCGGGCTCCGGTTCGACTCTGATCGCAGCTCGCAACCTCGGGCGGAAGGCGATCGGGGTCGAGCTCGAAGAGAAGTACTGCGACCTCATCGTCCGGCGACTCTCACAGCAGGCGTTCGACTTCTCCACTTTGGAGGCGTCCTCATGACCGCCACGATGGTGTACGCGCTGTCCTGTGACCGCCCCGGGTGCACGGAAACGATCCCCGCGAACGAGGGCGAAACGACCGCTTCCCTGCGTATCCGTGTCCACAGGGTCAACGGGTGGAGGACTATCCCGTCACTGTCTGCTGGGGGACGAACCGACTACTGCAGGTTCCACGCATGAGCGCGCCCACGGCCCTTGTGAGGGCTTCCGTCTACGAACGCGACGGGAAGCGGTGCGTGGCCTGCCACGCCCTCGACGCGCTCACATTCCAACACCGCAGAGCGGTCGGAATGGGCGGGTCGAAGATCCGTCCCGGCGCTGCTGACGGCGTCACCGCATGCCAACCCTGCAACACCGAGTTCGAGGCATCCATGATCGTCATCGCCCTCGCATACGGGTGGAAAGCGGAGAAGTGGACAAACCCTACCGAGGTGCCCGTCTACTACCCGCACGAGTTCCAATGGCACCGCCTTGACGGTGTCATCCGCCGGCCGATCAGCGGGGTCGTCGCGTTGGACATGATGCACGCGGTCTATGGGGACAGGTACATGCACTGGTACGCGGAGGCGAAGAACTGATGCCAAGAATACGAACGATCAAGCCCGAGTTCTGGACGGATGGGGCGATGATCGCCCTCCCGTTCGAGGCGCGACTGTTCTACATCGGCATGTGGAACTACGCCTGCGACCGTGGACATTTCTCCGATGATGCTCTCGGGCTGAAGCTGAAGATCCTCCCGGCTGACCCGGTCGACGGTGAGACGTTGCTGCAGATGCTCATCGACTCCGGGCGAGTGGAACGGTTCGCGCTACCGGACGGGAGACGCTTCCTCGCCATCCCCAGATTCGGCGACCATCAGCGGATCGACACTCGCTGGTCCTCACGGTGCCCCGTGTGCGCTCACCTGGACTCACCCGAACTCACCGAAACTCGCGTGAGTTCGGGTGAACTCGCACAAACTCAGAAGGAAGGGAGAGGAGAGGAAGGGAAGGGAATAGGAGGGGAGGTCGCTGACGCGACACTCTCTCCATTCTGTTCAAAACACCCCCAGGGCACTGATAGTCCGTGTGGAGCGTGTGGGACTGCGCGAGCTCGAATGAATGCCGCTCAGGCAGCGCAGAAGAACAAGCCGACACTGATGCCCGTCCGTGCCCCTGAGTGCGATGAGCATCCTGGGTGGCCGCTGCCGTGTGACAAGTGCGCAGCGATCGCCGCAGAGGCGGTGGCGTCGTGATCTCTGGTACCCGTACCCCCGTCTCCAACGCCCGTGTGTGCCGTCGTTGCGGTATCGAACTCAAAGAACCCCGCCCCACCACCATCAACTGCAACGACTGCCGGTCGGTGGAACGACATGAGGACTTCCTCCGTAAGCACGGCATCAACCTGGCTGTTCTTGGGGATGACGAGTTCGTGGAGGTCCGGAAGGTGTCCGGTGTGCGCCGGCCCGTGATCGTCAGGGAGGCGGCGTGATGCCGAAGCGTATCCAGATGTCCCGGCAGAAACCGTGGCGGGCAGACGACCCGGAGGCGGTGAAGGTGGACCGGTCTACCCGGCACGGTAACCCATTCGCCATTGGCAAAGAGGTCGTTGTCGCATGGGACGCAGGCACGGCGACCGGATCCATCACCGCTGAGAACGCCAGTGAAGCCGTGGCCTATTTCCGTGACTGGATGAACGGGGTTGTCGAGGTCCTCGGATGGGAACGCCCACCCGTGTGGCCTCTCGTCGGCTACGACCTCGCCTGCTGGTGCCCACTCGAGGACTCAGACGGAACCCGCGTGCCGTGCCACGCAGACGTGCTGCTCGAACTCGCGAACGGTCACCCATCGTGATCACCGCGGATGAGTGGTTCACGGACTACCTGCGAAGGGTGCAGACCGCGGGCCGCAAGAAACACAAAGCGATCGCGGAAGCCCTACCCCGACCGAGGGATGCACGCCTGGTCCGGGAGCGGGCTTACGACGCTGAAACAGACCGCCTGTTGGGGCAGATCCGAACCGAGAGGACAACACCATGAGCCAGATGAAGGTCTACGACATGAGCCGTTACCAACGGATCGTCGGAGTGGAGAGTGATCGCATCAGCGGAAAGTTCTACATCCTCCGCAGCGACGAGGAGAGCGCTTGGGTTCACTCGCTCGACGTCACCGTCTGGGGAGACGAGACCCGGAGGTTTGGGCGTCTGCTGTACAGCGGTGACCTCTCAGCCCAGGTGAAAGGTGGAGCGGCTCGCCTGTCGAAGCACATGGTCGCCTCAGACAAGCTCGCCGACGTCGAGGACGTCTGGGACGAAATGCTGACCGTTCTTGTCGCGGTAGCCGAGGTATTCCCGAAACCCGTCACCGAGGGGACAACACCATGAGCCAGCCGGCCCCGATAACCGAAACCGAGATCGCCGAAGCAATGCAGCAGTTGTACGGATGCAACGTTGGCGTACTCATCGACTTCGACTCCATCGGCTGCGGGCTCCCCGCGGGACATGAAGGTCAGCACCACGCACGACTCGAGGGCGGCGAGATCCTGTGGAGTTTCGCTCCTCGACCCTGGGTGAACGAAACGGAGACCACCCCATGACGGACCATATCGAGACGCTCATGCCCTGCCTGCGCGGGTGCACGAAGACGGACGGGACCACCCCGCTCCCGGCAACACACGGCGCCTACTGTGTCCGATGCTGGGGCCGCCTCGACGCCGCCCTCGGTTTGGCGGCCGAGCTCGCCCAGCACCTCATCGGCAACGCGATCCGCTCATCCGGGTCCGGTGACGGTGGCGAACGGGTCGACTCGTCCCGGGATGCACCACTGCCGTTCAACCAGGCCGCGTTCGACGACGCGAACGAACTGTACTCGGCACTCGTGTACTGGTCGGTCACGTGGGCACAGCAAATGCGCACCCCTGCCCCCGACGTCGCGCAAGGCGCATGGCGGAACGCGCGCGGCACCATCGTCGGACTCCCGCTCGACGTCGCCCCCGCCACAGCCGCGACCCTGGTCGGCACCCTCGCCCGTTGGATCAAAGCCCGACTCGACACGATTCTCGCCGCAGGCCGCCCTGACGACGTCGACGCGATGACCGACACCATGGCCGACATCTGGCGGATCAATGCTCGCTGGCCCCGCATTGAGAAACCCTCCTACTCCGCCATGCCCTGCCCGAGACAGGAATGCGGGGCAAAGATCGCCGTCTACCCGCCCGCGTTCCCCGGTGACGACCGACGCATCGTCTGCACCGCCGGCCACTGGTACCCGGATGAAGAGTACGAACACCTCCGCCTGTTGTTCGCCGACGTGGCCAAAGACCGCGCACGCACCGAACGCACCGCCCGCCACCTCATCAAGAAACACGGAATCAGCACAGGAAGGAACCAGCCATGACGTCATCCAGTTGCGCGAGGTGCGCTTCACCGTTCGAGGTCGGTGATCAGGTCGTCGACGTCCGCAAGGTCACCCGCATCTACACCGACAACGGCACGCTCGCGACGGATCGCGGGGATGCTGTCGCACACCTCGAATGCCCGCCCGCCAACCTAGAGAACCGGAGTCAGTGATGCCTGAGTTCACCGACGCCCAGGTCGTTGCCGCGATCGGGAAGGCGATGGCAGCGGGAAACATCCGTGCCGCCGTCGATCTGCTGCACGTCCTCGCCGCCCAGAACCCCAGCGAGGCGCAACTCATCCTCGATGTCATCGATCTCCAATCCCGGAAGGACAAAATCCAATGAGCAGGATCGCCCGACTCACCGTCGTTGACGGCACCCTTACCGAGCATCCGCTCGCCGAGAAGGTTCGGGGTGGATGGCAGAACGGTGTCACGTTCTACCCCGACGAGAAGGTCACGAAAGTGACCGAGTTGCGCGTCATGACGCCCGGAGATGCCGCCGATTACGAGGACATCGCTTGGCGACTGTCCTGCCTCCTAGATGAGCAGACCGGTGGGCTCCTGAGCAAGACGAACTACCCCGTGAGCGTGATGTCGCAGCAGATTGACGAGTACCACGACAATCTGACCGAAGAAGATCGCGCCGAGTACCGTGCGATCGCCGACGACGCGCTGGAAGCAAACGCAGTCCTCGGGGTGACGGTCGCCGCAATCGACGAATACCTCACGAAGCTCCCCACGCAAATCACGTACGTTCCCGTGCCACACCTGCGTAACATTCTCGCCGGCCGCCGCTGGCACGAGGACGCTCCCCGGTGCATCTGCACGCCTGCCATCGCCGGGATCAGCGATGGGCCGAACGTGGACTGCCCGGTGCATGGTGCCGCACCCACGGTCCACCCGAACGGGAGTCATCGTGATTGACGCGCGCATTAGTGCACACCGCTGGTTGTGCCGCCTCGCCATCCACTCATGGTTTCGCCAGCACGACCGCTGGGGTTCCGCTGACGTTTGCCGCTACTGCGTGGCCGTGCGCAACGAATCGTCCGATCCGGAGGCGGACAGGTGAGCGTGCGCACGAACGCCTATCACGCGGTGCTCGGCTCCATGAAGGGCCACAGGGTGGACAAGCGGTGGATAGTGGCCGCGAACGCCGTAGACGCGCTCGTGGAGGCGGGCATCATTCCGTCCGAGCACGACGAGCTACTCGCCACCCTCAGACCGACCGTTTCGGAGCCTGAGAGGATCGAGCCATGACCACGTTCGATGAGCGCTCGAACGAGGACCTCGAGCGCGCAGGACTGATGACGGGTCTCCTGAACTGGGGAATGAAGCCCGGCGAGCTGCACGAGATCCTGTACGGGGACCCGCGACGCGTGCACGAAGCCCGCGTCCAGGCGGAGGCTCGCGTCGCCTTGAGGAAACTGGACCGCCTGCTCATCAGATCATGGGTCGTCCCGGTGGTGGACTGGCTTGCTCGCCGCATCGGTCGTCGACCCCAGCACTGATGGCGTCCCGGCCGTCCGATTCGGCGGCTGACCGTGCCTAAGCCCAAGTGGGAGTACGGCTGGCTTGACGATGCCTACCCCGACCAAGGCCCCTACTGGGTGGTGTTCGGCATCCTCAACTACCCGACCGCTGAGGCGGCGCGGCACACGGCCGACAAGTGCCGATGGGGTGCCGCCGTGATCGTTCGCCGTCGTATCGGCTCGCCCGATTGGGAAGTCGTGCCCGAACCGTCGGATTCGGAGGATGAGCGATGACATGGTGCCCGACGCAAGTGTGCAATGCGTCGTTCGCGCATGCAGGGCATATCTGGGGTCTGGGCAACCAGACGCACTACTGCCCTGGCGTGTGGACCCAATCGACAGATTCGTGGGCCGAGAAGCGGGCCGAAGTCTTGTCTCGACCCGCCATGCGCGATCCCGACCCGGATTGGCGGCTGGATCACCATCCGACTGAATCGGATTCTGAACATGGGTGATACCGCATGATCACGCGCGAGTGGACCGAAGCGATCGAGGGGTTCCTGTCCCACGAACGCGCGTCCGGAAAGCGCACGAACACGAACAACGCGAGACGTGAACACCTGCAACACCTGGCCCGCAGGATCACAGTCGGACCATGGGCCGTGACAGGCGACATCGTCCACGACTACCTCGCCGCACAGACCTGGGCGATCGAGACGAGACGCGGCCGGCGCACATCACTGCAGCGGTTCTACGCCTGGGGTATCTACCGCGGAAAGGTCACCATCAACCCCGTCGACTCTGTCGCGAAGATCAAGATGGTCGCCGGGAAGGCACGCCCTGCACCGGACCGGATCTACCACGAGGCGCTGATGGCGGCAGGGCCGCGGGAGAAACTGATGCTTCGCCTCGCAGCCGAGCTCGGGCTACGTCGGGCTGAGGTCGCACAGGTGCACTCCACCGACCTCATGGAGGACATGGTCGGACACTCCCTCATCGTGCACGGGAAGGGTGGGCGGGACCGCATCGTCCCGCTGCCGATCTCGCTCGGGAAGACCCTCGCCACCCTCGATGCAGGCTACCTGTTTCCCGGACGGGACAACGGACACCTGTCACCGAGATACGTGGGCAAGCAGATTGCGGCGCTCCTCCCCGACCATTACACGATGCACACCCTGCGCCATCGGTTCGGCACCAGGGCGTACGCGCTCACCTCCGACCTGCTCCTCGTGCAGGAGATGCTCGGCCACGCCTCACCAGCGACGACGAGGAGGTACGTGCAGTACGACACCGCCCGGATGCGAACCGCCGTCAACCAACTCGCCGGGTGAGAGTCACGACACACCGCCACCGAACGTCCTTGACAAATGGCCCGACCGGTAATGTGTATCGTGTCCGAAGGTCGCGCCCATCCTGGGTTGCGGCCTTCACTCGTTAACTCCCGGCGACTCGCTTCCCCCAATGCGGGTTGATGCCGGTGAATGGGACGGACTCGTCCCACCAGTACCGCGCAACCCAACGCGGTGAGACCGGAGCGGCGTCATACGTGGTCGTCGTGTGTGGTAACTCGTCATCACTCGCCGCCGCCCCGCTCTCGATGGTTCGTAGCTCAATTGGCAGAGCGGCGGTCTCCAAAACCGTCCGTCCAGGTTCGAGTCCTGGCGAATCAGCAACCCGACCACGGGAGGCGACATGAACGTCCTTGACGACCTCGGTATAACGCCCACCCCACCCATGCCACGCGCTACCTGCGACGGCCCCGACTGCGGCGCACAAGCATTCGTCTTCGCGCTGGTCAACGGAACCGAACTGAGTTACTGCAGCCATCACGGGACCGAGTACTTCGAGAAGCTCGCCGCATCAGGCCACATCATCTGGGATCTACGCCACGCCCACCTGCAGCCATGAAGCCCCTGCTCCTCGGCGCCACCATCGGTCTCCTCACGTTCAGCATCTACCTCATCGCCTACTCACCCGGAGTCGCATACGCGCTCATCGACCCCCGCTACACCCCCAAGTACCGGACCACAAAGGCGTGACCATGAGCGACTACGTCTGCGACTACTGCGGACAACACTGGCGTTACCCCATCGCCGCCGCGTTATGTTGCGACGCCCTCGTCAATGACCTCGACGACGAGAGCCGATCCTGGAACTGAGATGCCGGTCAAGCCACCGCACCGCAACAGCGCTCAGCAGTTCAAGGACCGGGCGCGTATCGCCAGGGCGAAACCCAACTGCGCCATCTGCGGCAAGCCAATCGACTACACACTCAAGTGGCCCGACGCCCAATGCTTCGTCGTCGACCACATCATCCCCCTCGTCAAGGGCGGACGGGACGACCTCACCAACAAGCAGGCAGCACACGCCACCTGCAACAGCACGAAGCGGGCACGCGACTACGCCCCCATCATCCGACGCAGCGGCGCACTCGAACGGTAGGAGACCCAGAAATGACCAGCACGAAGGTAACACAGTACGCAGTAGCCCGAGGCGACGCCATCGTCGGCGGCCTCCACGGAGACGTCGACTCAGCCAAGCGCGACCTCGCCTACTTCGAAGACAAGACCCGCGAGCTCGGACTTGAACCCGACATCCACCTCGCCACCGTCGAGACCACCACCACAGTCGGCAAGCCCAAGCCCTACCGGGAACCAGAGCCGACCGTCGTCGACGACGGATCGATCGACGACTAGGTCTGGGGGAGCTCCCCCCTCCAAGAGTCACCAGAAT